TTCGACTTCACGCTTGATGGTCATGTGACACAAGTTACTCTCAACAAGCTTTTCCAACTGATCAACAGTAGTAGTTTGTGCTTGTTTAGAGCATGGCATGGGAGAAACAATAACACCAGCCCACGGGCTGACCTCAGAGTCTCGTTCATCGATTTCCTTGGTGGTCGTTGGGGAGATGTTACCCTGTGGAGCAGGAACGACTTTGAAAGCCTTCCATACTTGTGCTACTGCATATAATCCGGCAATAGCAACACAACAACTCGTAATCCATTTCACATGTTTATCTCTGTACATCTTGAAGATAGCAGGCATAGCATCGTTCTGTGACGATACTTCACCATACAATTTATTCTTCTCAAAGTTGACAACACCACTGATACCACTCATCGGAATGACAAGGATGACCAGCAAATACCAACTGATATACAGAGAGGCAAAGCAAATAGCTAGGCACAAAATGATGTGATTCAGGTAGGAACGACGAATACGAGCACGAATTTCTTGCTCATGTGACATCCATATCACATTTTTCATCCAATCCTGTTGTAACCAATCAGTAGGAACCCAATTTGTCCAGCATACCCATGGAGAGGTCTCTAACCAATCGAGACGATTCAACGCAATATCAATACATTGATCTTCAATATTCTCAGTCCAATAGACAGATTTCTTCTGCCACCACTTCTTAGCGCGATAGTACCGCGGTAGAAGCGCTGAGACAAATTTCGTCCCAACTTGGTCGTCATAGAAATCCTCATCAGAGGGATGAGATTCTGAGTCAGAGTCTTGGAATTCGGAAATCGATTCGTCTTCATCGTGATGGGCTTCACACCTACCACAGTATCCTTCGGGGCAAGTTTCGTCGATTTTGGGCATTGTTAGTCTGCATCCGGGTGAACAGATACAAACTTCGGGCTTCGGGTGATTACAAATGTCACAAAGGTTCAGCTTGGAGGCAATATCATTGCTGTTAGCAACAAATTTGCGTTGTGCTTCATAGAACTTTTTGGAATCTTGGCCAACCCATCTAATCAATTCCGGTAATCCGATATCTTTCAACGATTTGCCATTCCATTGCACAGTACTCCAGCCTACAAAAGCCGTTTTTCCTTTGACTTTGCTGGGAACAGGATGTGATTGCTCTACATGGATATCCCAGAGATCTGGGATGACGGGAGTACCGTCGGGGAATGCTGCTCTAACTAGCTCTTCGTTGAGCATATCGTGTACAGCATACTGTGGTTTCACAGTGACAGTGATAGTGATTCTGTCACGGCGAGTGATTGAAGCGGGTTCGTTCGAATATGTGCTAGCACAGGAGTCTTTAACATTCTTAGTAGAAATAACTACTTTAGGCTCCAATGAGACTTTTCCTTTCATCTCTGCTTCTGCCATGTTGGCATACGAACGAACGTTGTTGACGAGTTGAATCAACACGCTTGTGGGGGCTTTCTCAATAAAATCAGATTTGGTATTACCAATATCATCGATAAACACACCGTTGGTGTGCGTACGATAATTAGACATGAATTTGTCATCTGCATTGAGAGATATGATACGATCATCTTCTGCATTATATCCATTATGCATAAGAGTCGTTATCATGAGACAATTCGCGACGGCACTTTTGCCGACGCTGGTCCCGCCAAAGACACCGATTGAATATGGTGCCTCACGGAGACCGCCTTGAACGCGAGTCTGTCGAAATGTTGCTTGCCAGATCCGCAGAGCGTCCCTTTTTCTAGTAAGGACGGTCTTTTCAACGACACCTCTGGAGGTGACAATGAGGTATTGCACTTTTTCTATGCAACGTGCCAAAAGAGCCTCATAATCAGATTCAGACATGTCCTCAAATTTTTGAAGATTGCCACTTTTTGCAAAATCCGAGCATCTCATACATTTCATGTAGAGCTCCTCGAATTCTTCATTTTCCAAATTGCCGTATAACAAAGGTTTCAGATTTCCTCTTTCGAAACAAGCGCAACCTCCCTCACAAAAATATACAAGGGTGTTGAAGGCTGCATCTATCAAATTAATGGCAGATGTTTGCTTGGTGTAAGCTCCAATAGAGAAAAGTTTCATTCCACCTATCTTGAAATCAAGACTGGCGGCATCACATAGTCCCAACGCTAAGGCGAGACTGAGCACGTGTGATATTTGTTTGAAACCATCATTGCGAACAACTAAAGTCCAATTCTGCTGTAAATCTTTAAGCAAAAGTAGCCATTTAGGTTTTTCATTCTCTGTCATCGAGAACGATCCGGACTGAGCATCAAAACTGGAGTCAAGGACTTCAGCTAGATATGTTGCTGCGGTTGTCGCTAAGCTTTTGGTGTAATGGGTCTTAAAATACAAGAATATTGTACTCAAGAAACCCACGACAGTGGTGCAATCTTTGCATGCCAGAAAACAAGCTCCTAGGTTTTCGACCTGATTAAGGGTCTTACTATCCATCGGTATGTTATTACAACTGGTAATGCTAGAGAGGGCATCTCTGAGTGAGTAGGAACCAAGTTGGGGAGTGTATTTTTCGTACACGTCTTGGGGGCTATTCCAACTCACAGGAAGACTGGTGTCTTCCGAGATTTGAGGGGGGGGGGGGGGACTCAC